CGGAGTAAGCAACAAAGATCCAGGGCCTCATCCCAAGTCGGTACGAAAGTTCCCATTCGCGTCCCAGGTAAGAGAAGATACCGATAAGGAAATGGAACACGACGAGCTGATAGGGTCCGCCGTTGTACAACCATTCTTCAATGGTAACGGCTTCCCAGATCGGGTACATATGTAGTCCGATTGCGTTACTGCTAGGCACGACGGCACCAGAGATGATGTTGTTGCCATACAGGAGCGAGCCTGCGACTGGTTCACGGATGCCATCGATGTCAACAGGAGGTGCTGCAATAAATGCAATGATAAAACAAGTTGTAGCGGCAAGCAAGCATGGGATCATGAGCACGCCGAACCAACCAACATAAAGACGGTTGTTAGTAGAGGTAACCCAAGAACAAAATTCTTCCCAAGTATTCCTCTGTTCGTTAAGTACAGAAGTAGTCATTTAAATAAACAATAAAGATCCTACCCACCCACCACAAATAAATTAGAACTTATACTTCACACCAGCTTTGGTGCCGTAGGAGTTGACGTCATCGAAAGCTGCAGACAGCTCACCGTAGACATCAAGTTTGGAAGAGACAGAAACAGAGCCGCCAACCTTACCAGTCAAGATAGTGTCAGACTTGCCAGCATCAGGCACAGAAAGACTAGGACCACCTTGAATGTAATAACTAGCAGCACCTTCAGATCCTTCATAACCAACATGGAAGTCAGTAACATGACCACTAAAGTCAGAACCGGTAAAACCGGCGTTGTTTTCAATATTCACGTAGGGACCAGCAATAGCAGCACCGTGTGCCATGCCGAGGAGGAGACCGGAAGCGATAATAGATTTCATGCTTTTTTAATTTTAAGATTTCGTTTTGCAGTTTTAGCGGAGCGTCGGAAGTTAGCAGCCGTGGGTGCTCCTTTAGACCCAGGCTGCCTCATTTTTTCACCACTACCAGCAGCAATACGCTTACGCTTGGCGTGGATGTTTGCGTAAAGACCAGGCTTAGCCATTACTTTTTCTTGCCTCCCTTTTTAGGTGGGCGACCTTTTTTAGTACCGTATGTTCCTGGACCGTATGGCATAGTTAAAAATTAAGATCAGAGTTCTCAAGTCTCCGCATAACATCTGCACGATATGCGGGGTCACGGTCGTACCGCGAATCTTGCATGGCAGCGACAACTTCAGCTTGGCTGCGGAACCCATTACTAGGTGCAGCAGCTTTGCCTTGCAGCAGTTCTCCATCGCTACCGTTTGCATCTACATAACGATAGTAAAGTGCCTGGAGTGCAAGGTTAATAGCACCAACATTTCCAGACTCAACGACACCATCAAACGCTGCGATTTCATCTGCGTCAAAATTATCAGCAGCCCACTCAGTCAGTGCCTGATAGTTATCAGCACCACCCACACTTTGTTGGATTGAGTGGACGTCTGCATCACTCAGTTCGACGCCACTAGGTTCAGACGACAACTTGTCTTGCATTTGGAAATAAGCATTGACAAGTTCTTCAGACGACAGTTCTTTGAGTGCATCCAAAGATTCTTCAGACAGACTACCGTTTTCGTCGTACTCTTCGTTGAGCACTTCAAACAGTTCAACAGCTTCGTTTGCTTCAAACTCGGCTTCGTCTAGTTCTTCACCTTCATCAGCATCATCATCATCATCATCAAAGATTAATTCGTCTTCACCTTCTTCTCGACCACCAAGTTTACCTTGCAGTTCGAGATAAGCTTTTTCAAGCTCTTCAGCGTTTTTGTATTTACCTGCTAGCAGTGATTCATGTTGTGCTTCAAGCTCTTCACCTACCGCAAGGGATTCAGCGTCGCGCTCTTCAGCTTGTGCAATAGCAGTGGGATCGTTACTAGGATCGTATGTAAGAATTTCAGCCATTATTGTGGTGGTTGTTGTTGATCAATGGGTGGGACCATTTCCTGTCCCATAGCGTTGTTAATTACTTCAGGAGCATTAGGATTTTTGGAAGGATCAACAATTGGAGATTTAAGCATTTGACCCATCTGTTGTGCCATTGCCATCTCCTGTTGTTGTTCTGCAGCATCTTCTGCTTCCTCTTCACGTTGTTCCATACCTTTGATGAGGTTAAGAACATCAATACCTTGTGCAGCAGCAAGACGTTTGATTGCCTCTTCTGCATTGAGGTATTGCATCATTGCTTCTGGACCAAGAGTCTGAGCAATTGTTGTGATAAATGCAGTCAATGACTCACGGTCTTGGCCGCGGCCTAGTGCGTTAATACCTGCAACGATAGTTGGATTGACAAGGTTCTTAGGGATCTTTGGAATCTGTCCAGAACGTTGCAACACAAGCATTTTGCGATTAAGATACGGAACAAGGAACTCAACAGTCAGCAGGCTAAATAGCCCACCAAGTTGTTGTTCAAGTTCAAGTTGCGTAAGGCGTACCTCTTCCGCAGTTGTGCGTTCAGATTGTCGCACATTAAGTTGCATAAATCCTTCAGCAATACGTCGTTCAAGGACTTGCATTTGTTGTGCAGCAGTTGCAAAGTCAGTAGTTTTACCAACCTGAATAACACCAACATCGTCAGGACGACCTTGCACAATTGCGCCGTTACCAGCCTGTGCAATAGTTTGTGGTTTAGTTGTAGACGAAGGGCTGACAAGAAACACAACCTTAGCGGCTGCGGCACTGCCTTCAGTCAATGCTTGGCTAAGAGCTTCAAGTGAACGAAGGTCACCAAGGAATTCTTCTACTCGACCACGACCATAGTTCTCACCATCAACAGAATTGAAACGAAGAACAAGCCATGGGTTTGCATCTACTGGAGCCTTACCTTGGCTACCAGGTACAATCATGTCGAACACCTCTTGGTGCCAAACCATGCGATTGTTGTCACGTCGAACATGCGTATAGATTTCGACGTCCTCTTGATTACCAATGCCAGTGTCCAACGACACTTCGTTAAGTTTTGAACCTAGCTTTTGTTTAAGAGGTTCAGGCAAGAGGTTTTTATTGATCAGTTCTTTTGTAACGATTTCGATAACGTTTCCGTTTCCGTCTCGATCTACAACAAAACGATTAAGTGGGTAATGCTTAATGCTATCCTTTGCCATATACAGCAGAGCATTGCCGCCGACAACCAAATGTTTAATTGCTTGGTGTACGGTGACACGGTCACTGGAAGCTGCAATAGATTCCATGACCATCCGTTCAATCTTTGCAAAGCTCAGATCAAGTTCGGATTTAATTTCTGCTGGAAGTTCAGTGCCGAGTTTGTCGTCACGAAGTTGAAGCTTGAAAAACGTGGTTTGCGGAGGAAGCAGAGCCAGCATCAATTTTGAACTGAGCGTGGTGACTGCTTTAGATCCAACCGACTGCCACGGAGTCAGCAACTTTTCGTGTGTAGTCCGGCCAACGTCTTCACGAATAAGATAAGGAAGTGTAAGCTTAGAGCACTTAACTGCAGTGTTTAGAAATTCAGAACGGGTGCTAGTTAAAGCATCGTACCTTTTACGTGCAGTCATTTAATTAACCAATGTTAGGTCCACTACCAGCGCCACGGACGCCAGGGTTTAGTCCAATCAGCAGGCTAGAACGCCCACGTTTTTTCTTTTTACTTTCTTTTCGGAGTTTAATACCTCCATCAAGGTCACTGCCAAAGCCAACTTTTCCTGCTTTGGGATCGATATAAGTTTTTGTAGGTTCAGGCGCAGTTTCTACAGTAGTAGAAGCAGGCTTGTTTACAGGTTTCGGCGGCGGCTTAGGAACCATGGCTTGCATAGCCTTGTAAGATTTCTCTTGCTGAGCCAGCATCGCCTGTGCCTGCCGTTCTGCACGTCTGATAGCTTCTTGTTCACGACGACGTGCGTCGCGTTCAGCTTGTTTAGCTCGCCGCTTTGCTTCTTTACGGGCTTTGCGGTCGCCCCCTCCTCCACACATAATTAAGATTCCTCAAGTCGTGATTTAATAAATTCAATGATGCTCCGTTGACCAGAGCGATACATGATATGGGTGATTTGTGTATCTGGAGTTGGTTGATCTGGTGGGAACTTGTCTTCAAGTTCTGCCAACAGGTTCTCCACAGTCAGTCCCAGATTAAGCATACTGTGGGAGGTTTTGATTTGCATGTTCAAAAAACGCAGGCATACGGGCTGCACGGGTGGCAGCAAGTTCGGGCGCTTTACCCTCATACATCAGCCGATCACTAGAATCGAGCCAAAATTTTTTGTCCAAATATTTATCGGATGCACCAACCTTAAGAGGTTGCATCACCCAACTGATAGTTGCCTTGCGGAGTTTATCAA